CATCTTCAGTCTGCATGACAATCTTAGGTGAACCTATAACTACGCCTTGGTCCCCTGTGTCACGATCTACGAACTTAGGGTTAAAGTGCTTACGGGTACACTTGTAGTAAATCTCACCCTCAGCGTCTTCTTTCCAGAGTTGGCCTACCATACCCTTGTTAGGGACACCATCAGCGATAGCCTTTTTCTTGGCTTCCTTGGTCATAAACAAGTTCATCACGTACTGACCTTTGACAGACTCAAGTTTTACTCGCTGGTCTGACCCTTCTGGTAGGTTAGCACCGAGGTCTTGTTGACCCTCGAATACCTTAGCGAATTGCGCTGTGCCTTCTACGTATACTGTTGCCATTTTATTTCCTTTTGTACCTTGTTTTACTGCTGTCCCGTACTTATATACACATCCTTTTGTGCATACAAATACAAGGGTTGTTGGGTTATTTAGTCTTAGTGTTGCTTAATGGTCTCACTTCTCTTCGCAGAAGATACCGCACTCGAAGTCATAGTCTTTGAGTTTTCTACCTACGGCATCTTCTGGTAGTTCATCTAGTTGAATCCTCTTACCTTTGTGATACGCAAGTTTAGCGCCAATGTCCCTAGACTGTGTAGCACGATGTTCAAACACTTCGGGAAACTCTTTACGTACTAAGTTCCAGTAGGTAGCTGACGTGGCCTTTACACAACCGATACAGTTAGCATTAGGAAACCCCCTCTTGTAGATTTCTGGTAGTTCAACACCTGCCTGTACCAGTACTGCGAAACAATCCTCCTTGGTGTAACCAGAGTATATCAATGGTGTTAGCAAGGTATCTCGCTCCGTAAGCTTAAACCTATCTGCTCGTTTAGTCTCCTCTGCTGTAAACCCTAGTACTGTAAAGTCAGGCTTGTTGTGTACTTCCCACTCTTGTCGCGCCTTCTTCTTGAGTTCTAGGGTGCAAGGTGCCCCATGTGGACCAGACATAAACCTACGGTCTTCCCAGACCTCTACACAAGATTGGTCTGGGTACTTACTACGGGTAGCAAACTCAATAGGTACACCCAACCACTTCTCTACGTCCTTTAGAAATCTTTGGTTATCCTCATGCTCCTCTGCGATAGGGTTGTTGATGATACTTACCTTGTTGTCACGGCTGTATTTCTCTAGTGTAAGTTTAGCTGCCACTGCACTTGCTGCACCACAACTGAACCATACCGCGATGTGTTTACCTTTAATGGACATGACTGTAGGACTCCCCAAATTGAATGTCACTTGTGATTTCAACATTGAGTTTTAACATGTCGTTTACCTCTTTCATGGCTTCCTCTAGTAGTTGCTTTTGTTTGTGTTCGTTGCCGATCTTTACGTATGACAAGTGTTCATCGTGCATTTGTAGTGAAAACACAGCACCTTTATCACGGCACTTCATGGTCCATAGGTCAAACACAAAAACACCAGTACCTTGGTTGAGGGTACTAAAGGCATCCTTTTCGTACCTTAGGCTGTAGTAAAAGCCACTCACAGGGTTCTTGAGCCACTTAGAGCCATCCTTAAGCGTCTTGATGTACTGAGCCTTGGCAATCTTAAGTACGGACCAGTTACGTTGCCAGTAGGCGTCTAGAAGCTCTTTACACCGCTGTACACCCATACCTGTCTGCCTGCTTAGGGTCAACTCTCGTACGCCGTAGACACCTGCGTAGTTTGCTGGCTTGAATACATTACGTACAGCCTTAAGTTCTGGTGCTTTACCTTCATTGTACAAGTCGATTTGCCCTTGTGTTACTTCACCCGCATGTTTGGCTAAGTCTAAATGTTCATCGAAGCCTTCCTTACTCATCTCAGTTACATAATCAGGGTCATAGTCCCACATGTAATGCCGCTTAGTGCATGACTCAAGGCTACTAACATCGGCACCACACACTGTGTAACCTTCAGGGGCAATGATACACCCACGTATCTCCTCACCCCAAGGAGAACCCACTTTAGGGAGGTTCACGATAGGACTACGATGCTTAAGGCGTAGAGTGTTGGTAAACCCACCAGCACTAGCTACAACCCTACCTTCAGTATTAGCATTCTCAAGTAGAGCCTTAAAAATACTCATACGGTGAGTAGCCACAGTCAGGCCCTCAAGTTCTTCAATACCCTTTTCCTTAGCCTTCAACTTGAGTACGCTATCGGTTAGCTGCCCCTTACGTGGATCACTAGGAGAACTATAGCGTACTTGTTCGATCTTCTTCTCTTCCCCTGTGACTTTATTCCTATCGTACTTGTACGTACAAGGCTTCCAACCTAGGCTGTAGAGCCATTCCTTAACTTGGCTAGGGCTATTAGGGTTGCCGTCTTCCCAGCCTTCTACGATGGTTACACATCCCTCTGTGGTGCTAGGTAGGTGCATATCCTTGAGTAACTGATACCACGCCTCTCCTAGTTTACTAAGGCTACCATCTTTAGTGTGCATAACCTTTGGTTTGTTCCTGTACTTCTCGATAGGACGTTGAGGCATAACCTTAGCAAGTGCTACTGTCTTCTCCCCTTTGACCTTCTCAAGTTCGTTGTAGTGTCGTTGGGCCTTCTCTACGTCGATGTACAGAGGGTTTTCCTCTTGTTCACGAAGGCAATCATATTTAAAGCTTAAATACCTAATGAAGCGTAGGATGTCATTACTTGGTGGACTTACTTTTGTATCTTGTTGGTTCGCCATACTTTTCACATACCCCCTCGTATAAAGATTCTGCTCTGCCATTAGTGTTTGACCTAGACTCATGGAATACTAGGTTGTGGTCCTTGTCATAGACATTGAAGACACAAACTCTACCAACCTTTAGCCACTTACTTATATAGCCTTTTTCGTTAGGTTCTTCTCCTGTTAAATCAGCCACTGTATATCTCCTCAAGTCTCTTCTTCTGTTTCACATACTCAGCCCAGTTAATCTTTACATCTTCAATAACACGCTCTTTCATAAGCTCGGGATCACCTTCGGCCCACTGGTGTTCTTCTACCTCAACCTTCTTGATCCCATGTTCCTTACCAATGGCCTCAAGTCCGTGCTTAGGTCTATCAGGGTACAAAAACCATGAGACCGCCATAGTATCCCAGAACTGACGATAGTTCATGTTAAGCCCTAAGACCTTGTTGATAGCTGGCATGTCGTGCCCTACACTATAGTGTCCTACCCACAGTACATCAGGTTCGGATAGCCACTCTACCATTTCTTCGTAGGAGGTAGTGTACATGAAGGTCTCACCATCCTCTGTGTAGCAAAGGTTGTGTAGTTTCTCTGCCTTATGGTTTAAGCCTACCCCTTCGGTGTCAAATACTCTGATCTTCATGTGACATCACCTCTTCATACGTTGGTCCATCTGTAAGGTCAGCTAGAGCGTTCCAACCAGCCTCATAGCAAGACCTCAAGTCTTTAGTTGTTAACTCGTAATTTACCAAGAAAATGTAGTCTTCCCACCAATCTTCAAAAGTCATAAGTAAAATCCTCCAAGGTTGTAATTACATCAAGGTCTGCTACCCAATGCTCTATGCCAGTTTCATTCTCAAGCAACTCTGCGATCTCGCAGGCTACCTCACGATCTACACAAGTAGCACATGGGTCATCACCCAGCGAGTAGACTACATAAATCTTATCAAAAGTCATTAGTGTTCTCCGTTACTGGTTCTCGTGGTCCCAATCGCTCGGTAACCATATCAGTTTCAACATCATAGGTAAGCATACCCGCTGGTCCTGTCAAGGCATAAGGTCGGTTCTTTGTGATTTCCAAGTAAGTTGTGTTACGCTCTTGAATGTCCTCAGACTTCTTATCCCTGCTCATCTCAATCAACACGATAGCTTCCTCTTCGATACTTGAAGCATATTTAGTGCGTCCATCAGAGTTGACGTGACTAATACAGATAATGCCAACATTACGCCGCTTTGCAAGTTCTGTAAGTTTAACCCCAAGCTCAGTCAAAGCTGCTGTAGCACCATCAGTCCCAGATAGATACGCCAATCGCTGAAGGTGGTCAATGAAAATATACTCGGCATTGTACACAGAGATAGCATACTTACACTGCTTAAGTGTATCCTCTACAGGGTCTTGTGGGTTAATGTCGAAACTTACGAACCTCTCACCTGTTTCACCTAAGACTACCTTGATAGCCTCCTTGACTTGATCCTCACTTACACCGTTGAACTCAGCATCTTCCTTGGTCTTTACATTAGTACCAAGCTGATAGGTAGCCATAGCACGTCCTGTGACACTCTTTACTTCTTCCATCATAAGTGCTGCTGTCACCTTGTCCTGCTTAACCGCTAGGAAGTGCATGAGCATACGTAGATAAGAGCTTTTGCCTGTACCCGGTGGAGCCTTAACCACTGTGATACCACCTTTGACTAACCCCTTACCAATCTTGTTGTAAGCCTCAATAGGGGTAGGTGTGTACTCATAAGGGTCTTCCCCATCAATAGCACTCATCCATGCATCTACACCTGCTGTAAAGCCTGCTGGTGAGTACTTACGTGCGCCCCACCATGCACTCTTGTATGCCTTCTGGTCACCAGCCTGTAAAAAGTCATTAGCGTCCTTGTGGCTACCGTGGTCCATCATGTAGACCTTAGTAGGGAACAGGTCAAACATAGTCTCAGCTACCTTAGCACCTGCTGTGTCATTGTCCACACTCAAGATGATCTTCTCGAAGCTATCAAGCCAACCTTTACACTTCTCCCAGAGTTTTCCTGAAGGTGTAGCACTTGGCAGTGATACTACAGGGTTGGTGTAGGTAGACCCTTGTGAGAGCATCTGCCAAGCACTCATGGTGTCCACTTCACCCTCTGTGATGGTAACGATACGAGAGGCGTTCACGGGGAACAGGTTCATACCGAAGAGTTCATCACTACGTAGGTTGCTGGCACTAAAGTCCTTAGTCGAGATGTAACGTGTCTTAACACCACCGCTAGGGTAGACATAGTGTTGTTTATCTCCATCAGTCTTTACGTTAAACTTCTCCATAGTACTTGAGGTAATCCCTCGCATACCTACAAAAGTACCACCTGTAGGTTCTTTAATATCCTTGGGTGTAAAATCCTCTACCACTTGTACTGCACTATTGTTAGTTCCCAACTTGTAACCCTTTCCTGAGCCTCTCTTGGCCCATATCTCATCGTTGTGTAGCCATGTCTTAAGTTCACACGCATGGCAGTAGCCTTGACCTTTAGTGCCATTGAACGAGTAGGCATCACTAGAGCCACACTCTTGTTCGTCAGGGCAGGGTAGGTGGATTGCTTCACTCATTTGTTATTCCTATTCACTGACCAGTAGTACTTGCAGTCTAGACCCTCAGCGGCTGGACCTGCGAACCAAGACTGCCTAAACTCGCTAGGCTTTGTGCCGCTGTCAGGGTTTCGGTAACAACTGTCCTTTAGCGGGCATGTTGAACTCATACACATACTTATATCAGGCATCTCCGTCTCCTTTAATAATCCAGTCCCAGTCTTCCTGCACCCACTCTTGGTCTTCAAGCAGTGTTACT